GAAGAAGTTGTAGATCTCAGAACGGAACAAGTCAAGTGTGAAGTTATTTTTGTTGTATACTCTTTTGAATGAGTTATCCAACTGCTTCCAAAGACCCACAGACAATCTAACATCATCTGGACCGTCTTGACGAACTCTACCACCATGTCCCCACATTAAGTAAGTCTCAATGTCAGTTGCAATTTTAGACAAGTGAGCAGCTTCCATGTTAGTTAAGAATGTACGTGACAAGTTACCGTTGTCAAATGCTTTCTTAACTGCATCTTTACCCATAGTCTTAACCATGTCCTCCAATGAGTTGATTGATGGATCCATAGTTTTATCAAAGTTTCTCCAGATCTCAGTTACAGGAACTGAACCATCTGCATTCATACCACCTTTGATCATCAAGTCAGCACGGCTAGAGATAGAGTAGTGAACGTGAGCTTCTGCACCACCTACGTAGTTGTAGAATTCACGGAAACCTGCGTTAGTAATAATGTCAGAGAATCTCTCACCATACTCACCACGTGCAGAACCTTTACGGAATACTTTAGTACCGTTAGCAAGATACTTGCTATCAAGATACTTGTAGTTATCATTGTTTACTAACTGTACAGTATAGATAAAACCATCACCAATAGGGAGGATATCTTCTGAAGTAATGTACATCTCAACACCGTTGTATTTGTCATAAGTGATGATGTCACCATGTCCAAATTCTCTTTTGTTAAGTTTAATACGGAAAGTAGTACCTTCAATACCTTTGAAGTCATTAGATGGTTCAATGTCCTCAACAATGTAAGGGAGGTCAATAGAAACAGGTGTTTGCCATCTGTACTCTCCACGTGCATTATCTACCATGATAACATTCTTCCCACCAAATGAAGACATTTGATAAAGAGGCATTTCTACTTTTTGAGCCATAGCCCAAAGATCCACTGGACCAAGATCCATTGGCTCTGCATCTTTCAGCATATTCACCAAGTGGTAAGAATCCACATGGGAACTTGCGTTGTAAGCGGTATCCCTAAGGAATATACCATTGTTTAAAACTGGAGTTGCCATTGTTTATTTATTTAATTTAAATTGTTACTTATTAAAATCTCTTAAACAGATTGTTCTGTCTAGGAAGAGTTCTTTGTTGTGTTTTAGAAGGTCTTCTATTATCCATTTCATCTTGTACATTAGATGAAGCAATCTTTCTGGACTCTTCTGTTTTTAATTTTCTTACTGTTTCTTCTACAGCTTTTTTACTACCTATTTCTTTTACTCTTGATTTATAACCATCTGGGTCAGAAAGTAACCAAAGAGCTTCTGCAATTAAGTCATGTCTTGGTTCAACAAACTGATACTTTTCAAGTAAGTGTCCTAACATGTTAGTTTGTTTACCTGATATAGATGGGTAGTTAGGTTGAACTAATCCAGCATATAACTGACTCTGTGTCTTTTTATCAAGTTTAATGCCACCAAGTTCACCAACTGATAAAGTATTATACACATTATCTTGATATGCTTTAGCTTGAGCTTGTTGCTGCTGTCTTAGATTTTCTTGTTCTGCAAGCTTTCTAGCCATTACTTCTTCTTGCATTCTATCTAACTTCGGTTTAAACTGTTGAGCTTTCTGCTCTAGTTTACCCATATCAGCCCAGTCATTGATCTCTGATTCAATTTCTTCTGCATTACCAAATCTAGTAGCATAAAGATATTGTCTTGCAATCTCTGCCTGATCATACTCATCTGAAGGATCAAGTTCTCTGATTTCTTCAATTTGTGCTAGTGTTCTAAAAAGTCCTTTAAGATCTTGTCCTCCATCAGCAACATATTTTGCTGCTGCTTGAAGTTCTTGAGGTAATGCTTCAAAGAATTGTCTTGGAGTATCTTCTCTAATCTTATTCTCTCTTTCCTGGAAGTTAGCTTCAAATAATTCTCTGAAGTCTTTAGTAGTATATTCTTCTAATGGTTTGTCATCATCAAAAGGAATAAGTGTACCTTCTTCAATCATCTTTAGAGCTAACTCAGAAAGACCAGACTTATCTACTTTTGGTCTTCCCTTGTTTCCAGTTTCCTCTTCTTGAGTGATCATATCATCAAGTTGAGCAATAGCATCATCTACATCTTGTGGACTAATCTGTTCACCTGCTTTGGTTGAATCATCAGATTTAGTTGTAGTCTTGTCAAGGAACGAGGTGTCCACATCAGTTGGTTTAGAAAAAACTGATTTTGGACTATCATCATCTGAATCATCTGATGGGAGCATTACACTGTCCGCACCAGGCATTCCAAATAATTCATCAATATTTACATCTACTTGACCTACCGTTGTAGAGTCTTGTACCTCTTCAGGCTTTTTGTTGGTTTCTTCCATTACTGTTGGTTTTGGTTATACTTTAATATACACAATAAACTTCAAATATTTAAATAGTCAGAGAAAATTTTTTGCAGTATATGGCTAAACTACTTCTTCTTCTCTGAAGATTTATCAAATTTGTTCTTGTTTTCTCTTGCAATCTGCAGTTGTTTGTCTGCAATTTCTTTTTGTGTAGCTAGTTTTTCACGCTCAATCTGCAACTTAGTATTCTCTCTTAAGTTCTCATTGGCTTGTTTTTCTCTTTGAAGACTCATCTGTTCACCATACTGTTCAGTCTGTCTTATCTGATCCATCTGGTCAGCAAAGTCTGATTGTTGGTTTTGGTTAAAGTCTTGCATAGCTCCATATCCGGATGCTCTAATTTCTGCAACTAAGATATCTCTTTGTCTATCTTTTTCTTTCTCAGCCATTTGAGCATCAATCTTCATCTGCTCAATCTGTTGTTGAGACTGAATTTGTTGATCTTGCATTTGCTGAGCCTGTTGCATTTCTTGTTGCTTAAGCTGAGTTTGTTTATCTTCAGATGTTTTAAGAACTTTATTAAGTTCAGCAATAGAGTCTGATTGAACTACTTTACCAAGATCATAGATAGATGCACCTGTAGTATTATTTTGCATTGCCATAGATTTTAATTGTTCAAGAACAGCTCTATGGTTTGCAGTAGTACTGGCAAAAATATTTAGATCTCTCATAAGTAAATCTGTACCATTAATCTGGAAGTTTACTTTTTCATCTGCAGTTGTAACATATGTAAGTCTAAGAGACGGTTTAGTAGAGTGATAGTACTGTGCTAAGTCAGTTCTCATTTGGTGCACTCTAGGCATTAGATAATCACAGTGCTGAATAAAATATACTTCAGTCTGTGCATAAGATGCACTAACAGCTTGCTCTACTCCGGTAGCAGTTTGTTGTGATAACTGTTGACCCATTCTTTGTGGGTTAACACCAATCACTTCATATGCTTGTTGTTTAAAGTAGTTAGCAAGTTGTATCCTTGACATCAATCTGTTTGTTTGTTCTAGGTCAAGTTTCTGGAAATGCTGGAAGTTTAATGCATTCTCTGTGTTTGCAATAGATGTATCAAGAGGAAGAATCTGGAAGTTCTTCATTGCCACATAAGCTTTAGCATAGTTTCCTTTACCCCAGTCTTCTCCTAATGAGTGTCTAGGTAAAGAGTTCTGATCTAATAGAATTACAGTACCTAGTTCATCTACTAAGATATCTGCAATCTGATTGTTTACAATATTGTATCCAATCTGATATGGTTTCATTAAGTCAATAAGTGCAGTAGACTTAGTATTTCTATCTGAGAATACAGCCCCTTCTACAGGAAGTTTACAACCATATAAAGTTGAATCTCCTTTAAACTGGAACTTAAGTGGTCCTACATGATTTTTATCAATACCAATATAGATTGGTGTAAATCCACCTGGGTTATTCATACCCCAGAAAGATGGAATGTTTGGTCCAATTTTAACACCACCCCAAACCTCATTGATCCAGATCCAGTCAATGTGTTCCCCTAATATAAGATTGTCTTTAGTCTTATTCTTAAAGAGTCTTGTATCATATACAGGTTTCTCTGTTATTTTATAATCTTCAGTGATGATCTCATTAATTACTTTTCCTTCTTCAGTAACCTTAGTTAGATGTCCAACTTTTCTTTGAGACTTCCAGTATACTGTACTTACTCTTAATAGATATGCTACACCTTGATCATAATAATCTTCTCCTTCAGATAAGATATGTTTTATAATATCTCCTCCGTCATATACTGATCCAGCCATTGCTGATGTATATTGTCTGTATGCAAGAGAAGGCATATTAGTATTCCAGTCATGTGATTTAGTAGCATCATAGAATGTACCATCATTTTGGTATCCACCTGTGGTATAACCAGCTGCTCTAATTGGATAAATAGCTTCTAATGCAGCTAACTGATCTTCATCCATAATGTAACCATACTTATCAATTACATCTGCTGCTGTCATCATATCTGTTTTCCCAACCCATTGTGCTTGGGAAATATATCTAGCATCTGGAGACTTATGATAAAAACAAATTACTGGATTCCAGAGTTCTACTTCATAGTCATCTTCCATCATGCGGAAATGCCAGAACTCTCTATCTGTAATAAGAGAATCTCTAAAACCTCTTTCCTCTAACTCATCCATCTTAAATCTTTCTACATCTACTTTATGTTGATGTGTAGCCCATTCTTCTACCATAGACCTATAGTCTTTTTTAAAGAATGATTCAATTTCTGGAAGAGTCTTTAAATTTTCTGGAGATAACTGTTGTTGTACTTCTTCAGATTCAAAGTCAGCACCTGCTGCTAATAAAGCTGCACTAAGTTTTACTTGAGCATCTGAAAGAAGAGTTTCTTCTACCATCTTTCTTTTTTGCTCTAGCATCTCATTATATGAGAATTCATCAACAGCTCTGTATGTAAGTTTACTTGATCTTTTAGCAAACTCTGCTACCAGTACATTTACAACATTTGGAATAATAGGATAAAACTTAAGTTCTAATGCAGATACATCTTCTTTAGTTAAAGTTTCTATGATATCACTGTACTCATTATTTTCTTCTACAATGTAGTCTGTTCTATCAATAATACCTTTAGCAAGCTTATAATTTTTCATAAGCCTACGAGCATGTCTACGGATTTGTTTTAATCCTTGCCACTCAATCCAGTCTAAGTTCCAAGCTGCCCATTCCGCATCTTTATCTTTTGCTGGAATAAATTGTAAAGGCTGGGTAATACTACCTATCCTGTTATGCTCAACCTTAGCACCGTTTTTAAGTTGTAAAGCATTATATACCTGCATATCTATTATTTAAGGTTTCTAAAAGCAGATCTTTTAAAAACTTGGCCGTTAATAACTTTAGAACCACCTCCCATATGACGGAAAGGAGTCCTATTTAATTTAAACAAATTTTCTGACTTTTGCAAGTTTTTAGAAGCATCATCCATTATAACTCTTTTAGAATAACCTCTATTAGCTTGCTGTATTCTCATAAATGCAACTAATGCTGCAAATGATACGAGTCTATCCACGTTGACACCATCTGCATACTCTTGCATTTCTTTAAGCAACATCGGATCTGGAATACGTTCTATTCCATATTTAGTTCTTACTACTGTCCCATCTGTTTTAGTTTCTACATCTAATTCTTCTTTACAGTATTCAATAGTATAACTTAACAAGTGGGCTTTAAATAATGTACCAGTGTTTTTCCAACCATACTCCTGGAATACGTTAGCATTGGAACCCAAATCTTTTAAGAATAGAATCTGACTCTTAGGTACAAGATACCTTTGCTTCTTTCTTGATATCATGTACTGAATAAATAGTGAGATGTTATTCTCAATTACTGTCCAAGCATTATACCATTCTATAATTAATTCTAGTCTCTGGTGTGTTTTATTAATATCATCAAATCTACCACACCATGCTGCTACAATCTTATCTGGTTCTATGTATGTTTCTGTTTCTCCCATAGTAACTTTAGTTACTTCTACAGGAGCTTTCATAATATAAATAGAACAGAGTGATTCTGATGTTGTAGTTTTACCTTCTGACACGGGGTCAATAGATGCATAGTACTGACCAAATGTTGGATCTTTAATTGGTCTTTCCCATACAACAAGAGTTCCAGTTTTATCTTCTAACTTCTTAGGTACAGGAAACTCTCTAATAGGTAACTTTTCAGTATGTCTTACAGCAGCTTTACCATTTTCATCTGCATAAATATCTAGGTATTCATATGCATACTCTTTCTCTTCAATTCTTCTTTGCTGTGCAGCAACTAAGTGAGTAGGAAATAATGATACAGATCTATGAGCAAATGCTTCTTTAATGTTTCTAGGGTGCTGAGATATCCTTAACTGGTAGTCTTCTGGATTAAGTTCTTTTTTCCATTGCTCAAACTGTCTATCTAAAGCTTCTAGAGCTTCAGTTACAAGAGAGTTACCAAAGTCATCAATATAGGGAGGCATTGACCATTGCTCAGGAATAAACAATCCTGACATACCAATAGTACCTTTTTCATCAATAAGGTCAGTTTCAACTGCATAAATATCTTTTGAAAGTGGATTTAGAATCATATCTCTTAATGGTTCACACTGAGACAAGTCACCTACAGATCCTGCTGCAATGAACATACCTGTAGTAACCATACCTGATCTCATGGCTGGGCGCATATACTCATATGTCTGATCCATTTTTGGTGCAATACCTGCTTCTTCATGGAAGAAGTATTTTACCGGACCCCCTACACCATTTGTTGGATCTTTCTCAAATGACATACCTTGTATAGTACCTTTAAGACCAACTTCTGTTTTTCTATCTCCTTTCCTTACCTCAATCTTCTGTTGCCACATCATTACCTTGTCAGGAGACATAGGTCTATACCATGCGGTATGCTCATTTAAAAATGCTGCATATTCCTGTAAGAATTTCCAGGAACCTTTTTCATTAATATAATCTTTAAGTGATGCACCAATCTTAAGGGTAACCCCTGCTTCAAACCATTGTTGATTTATAAGCTTACCCATATGATAATAAGAAGATGCAATCTGACGTTTCTTTAAGATAGCAACATGTTTGTAGTTTAACTCTGCTAGTAATTCATAAAGAGCCATATGATATTGAGCATCTCTAATTTTAGCAAATCCAAACTTTTGTAACTCTTTGTCAAAGATTGGTAAAAAGTTTAACCACATATAGTATTCTCTTGCAAGAAACCATGTGTTAGTACTATCTTTTACAATTATGCCTTTTTTGCATTTTGCTTTTTGATCATCCCAATAGTTTATAAAGTCTTTGGATTTAAAGGGGGCTGTGCAGTATACTCCATCACTTCTAAACTTGTTTGACTCTGATATAAATATCTGATTAGTAGTGTCATTGAAGCCGTACTTACCAGGTTCTTTGAAAACCCCAAATATGAAGTTACTGAAGTCTTCCCTGGATTCAAAGCTTGTTGTTGTCCATTGTCCGTTGTCATAGGTTGGTATGTCTTGATAGATTTCACTCATAGTTATTGGTCATATGCCATTCCAATTCCACCTCTTACTTTGCTTGATTGTTCATCTTGAAGATCTTTATAAACTCCCTTAAATGATGCTCTAATCTGGTCAAAGTTTTTTGCTGCTGCTACAAGAGAGTTGATGTTACCATCTCTTCCTGCAGTTATCTGGGTAGTCTCCATATATCTAGCTAATCTATCTAACATAGATGCCATACCTTTGTATGCTCTAGATGTGGGTGTTTCATACATTCTTTGGCAAAATAATAAAGCAGTATGTATATCATCATCTTCTGTAGAGAATTCTGCTTCTATTTCTTTTAGTATAATATGTTCTTTATCTATCTCAGGTGTATGAAAGAATGGATTCATATCTGGATTAGGACAAGTCATATAAAAAAGATACATGTATATTTTAAGATAATCATCCGGATAGTTATCCATGACATCTTTAAGTGCCTTGAGTGTATAGCAATGTTCCGTAGGAATTACTTTACCATTTTGAACATCAAACAGTCTTATAATCATTTCTTTTTAATTAAGTGTGGATGATCTTTCATAAAGTTAATTACTGCAATAACCTCATCATATAAATAAGGCATAGGCATTGGAATAACTTCTTTTACAATAGGCTCACCATTAACATCTAACTTAGCAATAGGATAACCATATTGATCTTCACCATCTGTTTCAAAAGTAATATGATGAATAAATATCTTACCCGGTTGTAATTTAGGATTATGCTTTAATATAATATACATATAAACACTGAGCTGTAAAGCATAGTGATTAAAGTTGCAGTCATCTAAATGTTGTACTGGATCAAGTAGTTTTTCTGACATACCTTCCCAGTTCTTGTATGATTCTGTTTTGATCTCCTTATTAGTTTTGTAGTCAATGATGTTTACTCTACCATTGACTACTTCAACTAAATCTGATTGGCCACACAAGCCTGCTGACTTGAGATAAACCATATGTTCAGGGTACACGCCTGGATCTAATTTTTGTAAAGGTGCAATTTTTAAACCATTTTCTCCTTCATAGGGTTTAAATACAGGAACTGTTACACCTTCTCTTTCAATAGATGCTAATGAACATAAGTCAGATTCTCTTTGGTTATGATAAAATGTACCAAGTGTTGTGGCTCTGTTAGCTTCATTATCCCATATCTGAATAATAGTTTTGGGATCAATACCATACCATTTTGATTTCTTGTTTTTAGTTACTCTTTCTGCTACTTTCTTTGCATCAAAAGGTTTCTTTAAACTAGATACCAATGTTGTTACACTAGTCCATTTGATCTGATCATTTGGATCTACACTAACATAACTGTGATCATCTGCATTAAATACTATGCTCATGTCTATGCGTTTTCTATAATTGAATCAGCTAATACTCTAGATGCCTCATCTTCTGACATAAGCATCTTTCTAATATTAGCTACTTCTTCTTTATCGAACTTACCTTCAAGACCAAGTATTTTTAGTCTTAGTAATTTTTCATTAAGTTCTAACTTATCTAATCTTGCATAAAGATCTGCATACGGATCTCTAATGGTATTGTTAGCCGTAGTTATTTGACTCCATAAACCATTTCCGGAAGATGGGAGTACAGTTGTTAATGGATCATACTTTTCTATGTCTATGTATCCACCATACATATTATTTTCTGGTTCCATAATATTAATCTTTAAGATTATCTAATTTATCTTCTTCTTCTTCTGTAGCAATTGCTTGCCACTTACCAAGGGGACATTCTGAAGAAAGAGATCTTGTCTTAAAGGTTAATGAACAACCACATTCATTACAACATGGTGCTGTACCTTTTACTGCACATTTCTTTCCTTTACTGGGACACTCATCACAGACATCATATCTCATGCGGGCAACATCTTCTACAAACTCATCTCTAATAACTGAGTTCTTTATGCCTTCAATGATCTTAGTCTTGTTCTCCCAAATTGCTCTTAATGCTGCTTTCATTTTTCTTTTCTCTAAATTTTCTTCTTTCTTCTCTAGCTTCCAACATTTTCTGTTGTATGTTTTTTAGAAGAACTAATCTTTCTTCTAAAACCTTTTTAAAGTGGTATCCTCTAAAAGTACTTTCATCTTGTACTGCAAGAACCTTCTCTGTTTTTTCAATCCCTCTTTCTACTGTAGACACTTTTACTATAAACTGACCTAAACCCGAAACATCAATTCTAGGATGTGTTAGATTAGTCATATTTACTTTAACAGTTTTATAGTAATATTCTACAATGGTCTGTACTAATACTTCTGAATGATTGTGTTCTTCAGCTAATTGTCTATATAAATCTTTAGCTTTCTTGGGCACCATCACCTAAAAACTTATAGTCTAATAATATTGTCCCTTCAGATTGAATCTTTAAATCTGGATTAATAGAAATCATCTTCTTCTTTTTAAGAACAAGTCCATTTTTTTCTGCTTTATTAATACAGTTTCTAACAGTTTGTGGAGATTTAAATATCCAATCCTCTTCTGAAGAAGCATCATAACAAAAATGTGTTAGCTCAATTGGCTGATTAAATGTAAGTAAAGTCAAGCAGTTAAGATCAGAGTCACTCATAGTAATGTTATTAATATAACAATGAGTAAGGATTTGAAATTTTACAATATCCCACTTAGGCATTTTTACCCTTTTCTGAACTTGATTTACTAAGGCCATTTACTCTTTCTTAAGTTTTCTCTTTGGTTGTTCTGGAGCAGAGTCTTCTTGTTCTATACCCTGTTCAGCTTCTTGTTGAGCCTGAGCCATCATTGCATACTGCATCTGAATGTTAGTTCTTTTAAATCTAGCCTCATCAATCTTAAGAAGTGTTTCTTCATACTTAAGTTGTGCTTCTAAATATGGTAAAGATTCAGTATAAAATTGAAGCATTTGTTCTTTTTGAGCAGCCAATTCTTCAGCTGAGAACTCTCTTTCTTGTTGGTTTTCCATAATAATTTATTTACTGGTTTACAACAAATATACAAAATAAGTTTAAATGTATATTGTTTAAATAAAAAATCCAGGCACAGAAAGTACCTGGATCATAGTAGTTTAAGTAATATTACTTTTTCTTAGCAGTTCTTTTT